GCTTTTCCTGGGATTGGCAACGGGGATACACTTGATCTTCTTTCGGTTAAAATTCCTATTAAAGTCACGCTTACGATTAACGACACAAGTGGTGGATTTCCGGGGACTAATACAGATGTAGATTATAACATGGGACCATCTGCCACTAGTCAGGGGATCTCCCTTACACCTGATCAAACCGTCACACAAATCATCATTCGCCTGCGCTTCTAACCATGGTCATTGACATCGAACAGCGAGAAAAGCTTGAGAAGCTCCGCAAGCTGAAACAGCTGCGGGAATCTTATGGCCTTTACGCTTACAAGCCCCATGCTAAGCAGGCTAAATTCCACGCAGCCGCCAAGCATCGCTTTCGTTTCCTTCGCACGGGTAATCGTTTTGGCAAATCCACCTGTGGAGCCGCGGAAGATTGCGCCTATGCCCTTGGTGCCCGCCTGTGGCTAAACAAGGATGATCCCAATTTCCGTCTTGGAATTCCTCAGCGGAATACTAAAGGCGTCATTCTTGTCGCTGACTGGGACAAGGCTCGTGAAATCTTTACTTCCCCAGAGACTGGTAAGCTGATGAAGCTCCTTCCTAAGGACCGCATAGCTGAATGCCTTAAAAACCAAGCTGGGGAAGTTTCTGTCATCAAAGTCAAAAACATCTTTGGCGGCATCTCCACCATTGAACTCGACACCGTTCGCTCTTTCACCTCCAACCCCATGGGCCAGGAATCCTCTCAATGGGACTGGATTCACGTCGATGAACCCATCCCCGAAGCCATGTGGATTGCAAACTCCCGCGGTCTTATGGACACAGGTGGCAGTGCTTGGTTCACCTGCACTCCAATTGCAGAACAGTGGATCAACGAGTTCTTCCTTCCAACCAAGCTTATGAAGTCCTCCTTTGAGAATGGCTTCTCCTGGGAATCTTACCCCGAGCGGTGGATTATGACCGGCTCTTCCTACGACAACACTTCCCTTGACAAGACCAACATCGACCTTTTTGCCAACACCCTCACAGAAGCAGAACGCGCCGTCCGTCTTTTCGGCTTACCGAAAAATTCTCAGGGTTTGGTTTATCCAGAGTTTGACCAGGATAAGCATGTTTATGTAGATTTGCCGAAGGGATGGAAGGATTATGATCTTCCTCCGGAGAATTATACATTGCGTGTTTTTATTGATCCCCACCCGCGGACACCGCATGCGGTGCAGTTTTGGGCAACGGCTCCGACGTGGGAGTCTTTCTGCTATGCGGAGATCTTCTCACCATGCTATATTCAAGACCTGTGCACGCAGATTATCACAACCCTTCACGGTCGCACGCCTTACCAGATTTGCATGGACCCTCTTGGGTTTATTCCAAATCCAATTGATGGAACCTGCTTTGCGGATATTTTTATCCGGAATGGATTGAATGTCATGCCGGCTCCGAAGGAGCTTTCCAATGGCATTCAGAAGGCCAAGCAGGAACTTGTCCGCCCACAGAATCTTTTCTTTTGTTCATCCTGCACGCGGACCATTAAGGAATTCTACACCTACGTCTGGGATAAAGAAAAAGAAAAACCGGTTGACAAAAACGACCACATGATGGAATGTTTCTACCGTGCCTGCGTAGTGGGGCTAACCTGGGTTGATCTAGGACGGCAAGAACAACTTCGCCAGGAAATCTCCACAACATACGGCCGATTGGATCTTTCCTCTTTTGCTGAGGCTTCACTTACACCTATTAACTTTTAGCTTATGCCTGAGTATCTTCCAAAATTACATAACTTTTCTGGCCTCGGGCAGATGATTTATCATGGTGGTTTACCAGCAGCTGGCTATGTGCATCCGAATGCTTATTCAGGCCCCGTGGCTGCTCCTACAAAACAGCTGGAAGCAGTTAACGGACAACCAACTCAAGAGGATTTAATCCTTGCAATCAATAAACTTTTTGGCACTGCACCTGTAAGAGCAGTCCCCTCTCATATTGGAGTTCCATTTCTTATGAAATCTGAACCTGGTATTATACCTATTATTCCTTCTGATGAAGCGAATGCTAAGGCCTTTAAATTAATGCAAGAAGCTAAGATTCCACAAGATCTAGACCAAGCCTCGCAGGCTAAAATGATGACAGACCATCTTCAAAAGCTTGGTATCCTTCCATGACTCCAGAAATCACAAAGCGCCTCGCAGCTGAGGTTCCCGATGAGAAGCTGGAGGAACTCCGTCGGCTTCTCACGAAGAATCTCAACCGTGCACGTGGCAAACTCGCTGCCAACTACGCCACTTGGGATAAATCCCTGAACACTTATCGGTCAATCCGGAATCCCGATGCTGATGATGCACGGGCTAGGCATAAGAGAGAGCCAGAGAAGATGACGATTCCATTGTCATTTGCACAGGTGAATGCTCTTGTGACGTTCCTTTTCTTGGCTTATACACAGAAGGAGTCTATTTTTGAGCTTGTGCCAACGGGTCCGGAGGATTATGGTAAGGTTCTTGAGGACTGCCAGGCGGTGATTGATAGGGAAATTAGGCAGACACGATACCACTCTAAGCTGGTCCAGGCTCTTTTGGACATGGCAAGGTTTAATATTGGAGTTGTGAAGACCTCTTGGAAGTATGATTCTAGGATGTTGACGAGGAAAGTTGCTCCAATTGAGGTGCCTTTTGATCCTATTCAGGGGCTGTCCATGGAAATGGATGATATCCAGGAGGAGGAACAGGAGGAAGTGATTGTTTATGAAGGGAATGATGTGGAGGTTATTTCTCCGTATCATTTCTTTTATGACACCCGGATGCCACTCTCCAAGTGGAAATAAGGTAGATTTGCTGCTGATGAGACGGAGTTTCACTTTCAAGACCTTCGAGCGATGGAAAAAGAAGGTAAACTCGTGGGCACAAAGTATGTGCTTCCTTTTGAGAGTAAAGATTGGAAGAATAGGTCTTTTGGAACGAAGCTGAGTGAGGTTGATCCCGCGATTCAAAAGAGGGGATCTAAAACAGACGATTATATGGTCTGTGTTTCAACGGTGCAGATCAAGATTGTGCCAGCTGATTATGAATTGAACGACAACCAGGATGAAGAAATCTGGGTTTTCACGCTGGCAAATGATCGGAGGATTCTTTCCGCTGAGCCGTTGAATGCTCCTCATAATGAATTTACTTATGACATCTTGACGATGTCTCCTGACCAGCACACGGAGCTGACGGATTCTCTTTCGACACTGATTGATCCCTTGCAGGAAGTTATTACTTGGTTGATTAATGCCCGGGTGGCTGCGGTGCGGCAGAATATCGAGGGTCGTTTTATTGTTGATCCTTCTTTTGTTGATGTGGCGACATTGACGGCAGGGAATAAATACATTCTGCTGAAGAAAAATGCTCCATACAATCAAGGAGTTAGTGCGTTTATTAGTCAACTTAAGACTGTTGATCCTACATCCACGCATATTCAAGACGCTGATTCACTTGCAAAGATGATGCAAGTGATTAGTGGGGTGAATGAAAATTCCATGGGACAGGTTGCTTCTGGACGACGGTCTGCGACGGAAAATAGGGCCGCGAATGCAGGAGCTGCTTCTAGGATGAAGCTCATTGCAGCTACTATTTGGATTGATGGCTTGGCCCCGCAAGGGAGGAAGATGCTTCTTAACTGCCGGCAAGATCTTAGCTATGAGACTTACACTAAAATCCTGGGTGATAATGCTGATTTAACCTGGGCACAGTTTCATCCAGAAAATCCAGCAGTCCTCGAAGGTAATGAAGACTACTTTTCTTATGATGGCACGATTGCATCGGAGAAGAATTACATTGCCCAGTCTCTTCAGGAGCTTGTTTCAATTCTTGTTTCTAATCCCGAAGTCCTCGCAGCCACTGGTCTTGATGTCGTGGCGATGATTGAAGAAGTTCAGTCATTGAGGGGACTCAAGAATCTTGATCGCTTTAAACGCCCACAACAAAATGCAACCACAGGAACAACACCCACAGGAAGTCCAGCTCTCCCGCCTGGAAATCAACCAGCTTCTCCTCTCCCTGGAGCAACTGGAGTCCAATGAAGTTTTTCAGATTATGAGAAAGGAGTTTCAAGATCTTTATGACAGCGCCACAGCCACTGCCTTGGAAACGCTTCCTTTTGATCTTAAGTCTTTCTTTCTTCGTGAGCGTCTTCTTGGAGGAGCTTCGGAGACAAAACGATTTTTAGACTGGCCTGGAATATTCCGGGCTGATCTTAACAACAAAGCAAACCAACAATAACCATGCCACAAGAACTAGACGAAGAGCTTATCAATGATGATCTGAATGATCCTCTTGATGAATCTCTTGAAAACAACGAAGGGGATGATCTTAATGATGATCCTCAAGGAGACCAGCACCAGCAGCAGAACCAACTGACCGCTGAGCAGATTGCTAGCATTGCAGCTCAGACTGCTTTGCGTGTTGCTCCTCAACATCAGCAGCAGAGTCATCAATGGACTCCTGAAGAACTGGATGCAAAGCTTAACCGATTTAAGGTTTCCCCTGATTTGGTTAAACTCCTGCGTGATCCGGAAGCAGATCCTGCAAAGATCGTGGAACAACTCCAGGCTCTTGCAGACGGTGCGGCCCGTCACGCGGTTACATCCGCTCAGCTGCTTTACCAGAATGAGCTTACTCCTTTCCAGAAACAACTGGAAGCTCAACAGCAATATATTCGAGAGCAACAGACTTCAACCTTTTGCAAGCACGCTGAAACTCGTTATCCTGCCTTGGCTGGCAAGGGTAAGGTGATCCGCCAGGCTCTGGAAGCAGTATCCCAGAGTGGTTGGACTCCACCAAACGGGAGTAAGAGTGCTGCTTTGAAACAGGTGGCTCTTGTGGCACAGCAGATCATCCGGTCTGTCGATCCAACTTTTAGTCTAAAATCCAGCAACCCTTCTCGGCAAGCTGGTTCCCTAGGTGCACGGAGAAGCTCTGGAGGTGGAGCTTCGCCAGCGCGCTCGTCGGGAGCAAGTTCATTCCTTGAGCACCTTCGCTAACAATAAACACAATACACAAACACTATGCTTGGTCTAATGTCTTCTACTGACTTGGAGAGTTCTTACTCTGAAAAGTCAATCCGCTCTATCTTTTGGATGTATCCACAGGGTAAAGCAATCCTTACATACCTTCTTTCCTTGATGGAAAGCGATGAATCCGACAAGCCAAAATTTGGCTGGTTCGAGGATCGCTACCAACATCAGGAAACTCTCACGGCAACGTCTGGCTCCCTCGGTGGAGGTGGGGCAGGGCCGTTTACCAATGACACTTTCACCACGTCGCAGGCTGCTGCTGGCTTTACTTGGACCTCGGGGACAACCTATGGGGTCTTTGTGGCTGATGCAGAGAAGTTCCGCGTGGATGATGTGGTTTGGTTCAAACGAGTTCCTAACGGGACTGGCTCAGCTTACCTCGACATTCGTGGCATCGTCACTGCAATTGACACTACTGCTGACACGCTGCTTGTTACTTCTCTTGAAACCGTCGCTTCTGTCAGCAATGACACGGATGCAAATGGAATCACGATGATGGTGATTGGTAAGTCGGCTGCGGAAGGTGATCGCTCTCGTCAGGGTGGTTATACGTTCCCTATTGAAGTGGAAAACTACATGCAGATTTTCCGCGAAACGGTCGGCCCATTCACTCGTAACTCTCTCAAAGCTGGTGTTCGTTTTGACAAGACGGGCATTTACGAGAGCGCGGTGAAAAAGGCTGGTCTTCGCCTGACGGAAGTCATGGAAATGGCTACCTTCTTTGGTGAACGCGGCGTGCAGAATGTCGTTAACCAGAATGGCCAGACTGTCCCTCGTCGTCAGATGGGTGGCATTCTGTGGTTCCTGAAGGAATACGAGAAAGCTCTTGGTGGAACCTTTGGCTACCGCCCAGGTGGTAGTGACATCACGAGTTCCAGCTGGCAGACTGAAGAGCTGAAACGAGTTATCCGTGTTAATGGCACGGTTACTTGTGCTCAGCTTGAAGGACTGCTTCGTCGGAGCTTTGAAAACACTGCTGACGCTTCTTTTGAAAAGCTTCTGGTTTGCGGTTCGACGCTTTACTCGGTGTTTCAGGATTACTTTGCTCTTAAGAGCATCAAAACCACAACGCTGAAGACTCGCGAGGAATCTTACGGGATGACCATTAATATGTGGGAATCTCCATGGGGAACTCTTTACCTGAAGAGCCATCCTCTCTTCCAGCGTTCGTCCCTTCGAACTTCTGGTTTTGTTCTCGATGTCGGCTGCCTTGGCTGGACTGACATGCAAGATTCAGAAATGACCCTGCTGAAGCATCGCCAGAACCCTGATGATGACGGCCGCAAGGACGAATTCCTCGGTGAAGGTGGTCTTGTCTGCAAGGCTCCTGAAGCTCACCTTTACCTGGAGGGCATCACTGGTGTTACCGCCTAATGGCTGCTCTTACATCAGATAATGTCACGGTGGAAGTTGGCTGGAATGCCGTGGGAACAACGCAGATCAAGTACAAACTATTGACTCTCGTTCTTTCTTCCCAGGGTGGAGCCACCAACACTGTTGACGCTTCAACGATTGGATTCAACCGAATCCTTGGTAGTGGACTTGCTCAGAAATCTGACAATCTTGTGGGCCTTCCAACGGCTCCTAGCTATGATGGTTCCAAGCTTTTCTTCTACAATCCCGCACAGGCTACCGATGCAAATCGTGATGATCCTGCGGATGTCTCTGGGACTTTCCGAGTCCTTGTCTGGGGAACCTAATAACCAAAGGGCTTCAGGCTGTGAGCCATAATCACAGCCACTTTTAACCTCTCCTTCAAAACATGAAAACACCAATGCAATCCTACGACGGCAAGCCAGGCGCTGCCAAGAATGTCCAAGACACCAAGATGCTCGACACTACGGCTCGTGAGAGCCCCAAGCGTCAGAGTGGCACGCCAAACTATGACCGCTCGAAGGTCAAGCATGGCGCCTTTGGTTCTCTTGGCGTCCGCGGTCACGCTGACTAACCCAACCCTCTAGTATCCCCGCCATGATAATCGGACAAATCAAAGAAGTACTTGCTGCTAACCTTCACAAAGCCACCTCGGATTATGTGAAAGGTTCTGGTGGCAACCAAGTTGATCTGCTTCTTCTTGCACTTAACAATGCTCGCAAGACAGCAGAGAAAGCTTATGATTTTTCCATTTGTCGGAAGCGGGGATACTTTTCTTATTCTGGCACAGCCTTTGACTGGCGCAGTCCCACCTGGTTTACCGGCACAGGCACCGCGCGTAAGATCAAAACCTGGTATCAGCGTGTATCGGGAAGCCAGGCTGACGGAGCCTATGGAGGGGTTGATAGGATTCTTCGTGCACTGACACAGGAGCAGGTGTCTCAGCTTCACGCTAGGGAAGATTATCAGGTTACTCCATTTTTACCGGCTCAACGTTATGCTTCGGATGCTATTCCAGCTTTTGGCTTTGATCCTTTATTGGGTCAGAGGTATGTGATTCTTGAAGGGTTTAATGCTTTTCTGTCACAGACTGGAAGTGAATCTATGCTTCTTATTGCAGATGCTTTTATTTGGCATCCGGATTGGACAACAAATTCTGACACCGATTGGTGGACGGATAATGGGACAGATTTTTTGATTTATCAAGCCATGGTTGAAGCAAATAGGCTCACGGAGACCTTTGTGGGAAATGTGGATGGTAATTTGCCTCCTCCAGTAAAGGAAGCCCAGGCTGCATTGGCGGCTTTGGTTAAGTTGGATATTGATTCAGTGGAAGGTTCAATTTTTATTTCTGATTTATGAGAAAACAACAGATAGATCCAATTGCACAGGCGATGCAAATTTTGCAGCTTGTAACGCAAAGGCAAGGACAGCAGGCTGGAATTGAGCAGGCTAACAGGGGACTTGATCTTCAGGAAGCTAATCAACGACAGCAAGCACAGCAGTTTCAAATGGGGCTGACACAAGATCAGCAAAGGGCTCTGGCTCAGCAGCAGCAGTTTGAAAAGGAGCTAGCTTATCGACAGCAGCATGATACTTCTATGCTGGGGGAATCCTCTCAGGCTAGGATGGATGCAAATGCGCGGGCTCGGCAGGAGCTTGAGTTGAGACAGAAACAGCTTGCTGCAGAAGAGGCTTTTAGGAATAGAAGCTTTGCATTAGATGAGCCCTATAAGAAAGCCATGACAGAAAAAATCATGCGGGATCTTTCCACTGAAGACGCCAAGACAAAAGCCATGAAGGATTATTATTCTGGCAGAAATCTTATTGATCTCCTCGGCTCCACGGTTCCTTCTACTCCGGAAGAAGCAGCCACGCGGCAAGCACAAATTCAGGCACTTATTCAGCATCTTACAACTAATTTTGGCATTTCACCAATTCAACAG